ATGAATCCATATTCGATACGTCAGGATGTTTGAGAATGGCCCCTAGACAATCAGCGCCAAAACCAACAAAAAACGCACAATCGCCAACAAAATCAGCAAAACCGAAAGAATCGGCAACAATCGAGACAAAGTCAAACCACGGTCAAAACCGCGAAGCGACGGAAATCACGATCAAAGCTCTCCGAGATGACGGTCTCATCTCCGAAGTCGACGCGGCCCGGATCCAGATTGTGCGAAGCCTTGCCTCTCTCGCCGACGCCGAACCGGACAATCCGGTCGTCTGGCGCGAGTACCGTCTGGCAGAACAAGCACTCAGGAAGGAAACCGAAGCACATGGCGACCCGTTCGACAAGCTCCTCGCCGACATCACGGCCGAGATGGGCAACGAAAAGAAACAAAAAACGACCAACCCGCGGAAATGAAGTCGCCAAAGTAGCCGAACTACTTGGAACGCCATTCATGAAATGGCAACGCGACATCGCCGACATCGCTCTCGAGCTAGTGCTTGACGAGAACACCGGTCTCATGGTGCCGGCATACCGCGAGGTCAACGTCCTCGTCCCTAGACAATGCGGCAAGACAACGCTATGTCTCTCGCTCGAGTTGCAACGTGCGCTCCTATGGGGACGTGCCCAAACAATCGGCTACACCGCCCAAACCGGTTGGGATGCGCGGCGAAAACTAATCGACGATCAAGTCCCCGCAATCGAGAACTCAAAACTCTCGGCAAGTCTCAAGCGCGTCTATCGCGGAGCGGGAGCCGAGGCCATCCACTTCAAGAACGGATCGCGTATTGACGTCATGCCATCATCCCCGGCCGCCGGTCACGGTCGCGTCATTGACTTCGGGATCATCGACGAAGCGTTCGCCGACGAAGATGACCGGCGCGAGGCGTCACTTCTTCCAGCAATGGCAACCAAGCGCGACGCCCAACTCATCGTCATTTCAACGGCCGGAACCCAAGCATCGCTCTACCTCAAACGAAAAGTCGAGAAAGGTCGCCAGATGGTCGACTCAGGCGTAGAAACTGGCGTCGCATACTTCGAGTTCTCAGCCGACAACGACGACGACATTGACGACCCAAAAGTCTGGAAACGCACAATCCCGGCAATGGGACACACAATCGACGAAAAGGTCGTCGCACACGCCCGCGCCACAATGACCGAAGGAGAGTTTCGTCGCGCTTATCTCTGCCAATGGACCGTCCTCGACGATGCCGCAATCCCCGCCAAGTACGTCCTCAAGGTTCTCGACGACAAAACCGCGCCATCCGGTCGTCTTTCATTCGGGATAGACGTCGCCATGGATCGGTCATGGGCGTCGATATGTGTCGCCGACGAGACCGGGCGCGTCGAACTCATTGAACATCGCGAGAGCGTCTCTTGGGTAGTAGATCGCATCTTGAAACTATGGCGCGAACACAAAGGATCCATCGTTGTCGACGGCTACTCACCGGCGAATAGCCTCGTCGATCGTCTCGAGACCGGAGGCGTACCCGTCACCCGATACACCCTTCGAGATATGACGTCCGCTTGTGGCTTGTTCTACGACGCCGTCCTCGACGATGCCATCCGGATCAGACCGAACGCATCCCTCGAGTCCGCGATCGCCTCAGCGAAGCGGAAACAAATGTCAAGCGGCTACCTCTGGAGCCGTACAGTTGACGCCGCCGACTTGACGCCACTATTCGCCGCCACCCTCGCCTATCATCACGCAACCAACAGAACACCAACGGACACCTCAAGGAGTCGGATCTACTAATGAAACACCTACCCACTATCCTCCAAGCTCTAGGGACTATCATTGTCGCCATGGCTCTCACGCTCGTATCTCCGCCTCTCGGCCTCGGCTTCGCCGGCGTCGCGCTTGTCATCTTCGGCATCGCCGCCGAGAGGTCATAGTGCTCAACCGTCTCCTCACAAAACAATCAGAGAAGCGCGGCGCGTACGTCGACAGTCAAGGACGAATCTCGCGGACCATCCTCGACACCTACGCCGGAGTCCCGGTAGACACCGAGACAACCTTGTCGGTCCCGGCAATCTGGCGGGCGACGACAATGATCTCGGACTCGATTGGCGTCTTGCCGTTGTACGCATACCGAAACAATCAAAAGGTCGACCCGACTCCTCGGCTCCTCGAGCGTCCGAACCCTCTCGAGACCCGAGTCGAAACAATCTCCGCAATGGTCGCCGCGCTGATCCTTCACGGAAACTATGTCGCCATCCTTGGCGAACTCGGACCGACTGGATACCCCGAATCCATCTATCCGGTCTCACCGGAGCGCGTCATGATTCACAAGATAAACGGGAACAAAGTGTTCACGATTGACCAAGTCGACTACCAAGCATCTGAGATCTTCCATGTCAAAGGCTTCTCTATGCCGGGAGACGTCGCCGGTATCGGAATCATCGCGGCACAACGCCAAGGCATCGCGGCCGCGGTCGCGGTCATGGAATACGCCGCTCGATACTTCGACGGCGGAACGATGCCGTCCTACGTCATCAAGTCAGCGAATCCCGATCTCACCGAGGACGAAGCCGATCTCCTAAAATTGAAATGGATGGAGCACTACTCCGGGCGCTCCCGTCGTCCCGCCGTCATGAACTCGACGACCACCGTCGAACCATTGACCGCCAACGCGTCAGACTCTCAACTTGTAGAAGCACGAAACCAAGCAATCGCCGACGCCGCCAACATTGTCGGGATCCCCGGCAACTTTATCGGAGCGCCCAACACCTCGCGGACCTACACAAACACCGAACTCCAAGGCATCGAATACATTAAGACATCCCTCGCGCCGCTCACGGCCCGCATCGAGGCAACATTCACCGACTACATCCCACGAGGCCAGACCGCCGAGTTCTCATTCGACTCTCTGCTCCGTGTCGACACACTCACCCGATACCAAGCCCACAAACTCGCCCTCGACTCTGGCTTCCTAACAGTTGACGAAGTCCGAAACCTCGAAAACCGAGAGCCATACAACACCCCGACCGACATGGAGGAAATGACATGATCGAAACCCGCGCCTACGAAACAGACCTAGAGATCAGAACGACCGGAGACGGCCGGACAATATGCGGAATATGTGTCCCGTACAACGTCGAGCAACGCATCAACGCGAACCTCGTCGAAGTGTTCAAGGCGGGCGCGTTCTCTCGTGTCATCCCGAACGCTCACCGCGTCAAGCTCCTAGTCGGTCACGACTCCCAAGCCCTTCCGATCGGCCGCGCCACTCTTCTCCGCGAGGACACCAACGGCCTCTATGGAGAGTTCCGAGTTTCAAAAGGCAACCGCTCCGACGACATCTTGGAACTCGTGCGCGACGGAGCTCTATCCGAACTCTCAATCGGATTCCAGCCATTGAAGGACAACCGACGCAAGGACGGAGTCGTCGAGCGAATCGCCGCACACCTCGCCGAAGTCTCCCTCGTAACCTTCGGCGCATACGGCCACGCCGCGCAAGTCGTCGGAGTCCGAGAACAATCAGACACCCCCAACCTCGACGCCATTGTCGAACTACTAAAGGAAATCAAAAAATGAGATCAACACAAACATCCGTCACGACAACCGCCACTCTCCTCGTAGCGGCAAGCACCGTCAACCGAGACATCCGAATCCACTCGGCCAGCAACACCTCCATCTATCTCGGAGGCTCAACCGTGACAACATCCAACGGATTCCTCTTCGAAAAAGACGACGGCTATCTAACCGTTACTCTTCCAGCCGGCGAAACCCTTTACGCGATCGTCGCCACCGGCACCGAGACCGTCACCGTTCTTCTACCGAACTCTTAGGCAATGCCCTACACGATCACGACCGGACTCTCGGCTTGTAACGGCTACGCCGTAGTCAAAGACGACGACGGCGAGATCATGGGATGTCACAGAAGCGAACTCCAAGCCGAGCGCCAGATGGCCGCTCTCTACGCCTCCGAAGATGACTCCGAAGATATTGACGAAAACGATGACGACCTCTCAGACGATCAGGAACGCGCCGTCTCCTACAAGCCGACCCAAGGCATGATCGACGAAGCAAAGCAAGGACTCGAATGGCGTCAAGAGTTCAATCGCGGCGGGACCGAAGTCGGCGTCGCCCGCGCCCGTGACATCTCAAACGGTCGCCCGCTATCACTTGAGACCGTCAATCGATCGGCGTCGTTCTTTGCACGTCACGAAGTCGACAAACAAGCCGAAGGATTCAACCGAGGAGAAGATGGCTATCCGTCAGCCGGTCGGATCGCTTGGGCATTGTGGGGAGGCGACCCCGGTCGGACATTCGTTGAGAACATACAACGCATGAACAAAGAAACACCGAACCGACAACTCGCGCAAGAAATACTCGCCAGCGTGTCACGCTCCGACTAGAATCAAAATATCCGGCACCCCACCGAATCGAGTCGAGCACCCCGCACCGCGGCATCCTCTACCGGTTACGAAGTAGGCACCCCGTCCCAACAAAACCAAAGGACACCCTATGAACCAGTTTCTAACCAACCTCCAAGAGAACCGCTCGTCAAAGACGAGCCTTATCGACGCAACACTCACCCGCGCCGCCGACGAAAACCGTGACATCACAGACATCGAACTCGCCAACATCCAAGCCCTCAAACTCGAAATCGAAAAACTCGACGAGCGCATCGAGCAGATCTCAGACATCGAGATCCGCAAGGTCAAAGCGGCAGAACTCGCCGCCACGATCGACGGCAAAACAACCGAGACACGTTCAGCGGCTCCAGCTCGAGTAATCAGCGAAGAAGCCACTTATCACGAGCGTTCATCCAACAACTTCCTCGCCGACGCAATGGCCGCCGAGTTCGGTGGATCATACGAAGCCCGCGAACGCATTAGTCGTTATCAGCGCGAAATGCTCGAGACTCGTGACGTATCAACGACCAACATGGCCGGCCTCGTGGTCCCGCAATATCTCGTCGATAGTTTCGCCGGTCTCCGTCGTGCCGGTCGCCCGGTTCTTGACATCTCCGTGAACTCAGCGTTACCGGCTCAGGGAATGACCTTGAATATCGGAAGGCTCACAACGGGAGTTACCTCCTACGTTCAGGCCTCAGAGAACTCAGCGCCAACAGAATCAAGCCCAGACGACACACTCCTCACCATCAACGTGAACACAGTCGCCTCAATGTTTGACCTCTCGAAGCAAGCGGTCCTCCGTGGTACAGGGATTGAAAACCAACTCCTCGGAGATGCCGTTCGTTCATACCAGACAAAAGTCGACGGCCTCGCCATCAACGGCTCCGGCTCATCTGGCGAACACCGCGGAATCTTGAACACGTCAGGAATCAACGCGGTCACATACACCGACGCCAGTCCGACGTATGCCGAGTTCTTTCCGAAATTGGTTCAAGCAATCACCGACATCTCGACCAACTTCTACGGATCAGCGACTCATATCGTTATGCACCCGTCGTTCGCTTCGGTGATCCTTCGCGCTCTCGACGGCTCAAACCGTCCACAGTTCACGAGCACCCTCGGAAACCCAATGAACGCCGCCGGAACATTCCAGCGTCCCGGATACGACCTCGGTGGATTCCAGATTCTCGGAATCCCGGTTGTCTTGGATGCGAATATGCCGACAAACCTCGGAACAGGAACAAACGAGACCGCGGTCATCGTTGGAAACTTTGACGAGTCCTACATCTTCGAGGACAACTCAGGAACCCCGCTATTCGTGCGCTTCGAACAACCAGACGGCAACATCGCGATCCGGACCGTTGTGTTCGGCTTCTCGGCCTACACCGCCGGCAAGTACCCCGCCGCGTTCTCGGCTATCACCGGAACCGGAATGATTGTCGCCAACTACTAGACATCACCCGCCTAGAACTTGGTCGAGCACATCGACCAAGTCTTAGGATGGCATCATGAACAATGAAGCACTCATCCAAGCCCTAGAACTAGAACTCGCCGGATACATCCGGCGCGGACTAACAGACCGGGCGAGGCAAGTCCAACAAGAGCTCCTCCGACTTGGACGCCCGACGGTCTCATTGCCCGCCGAGGATGTGCCGTTCAAGTCGGAAAGCACCCCCACACCACCCGCCACAAGCGTCCAGAAGCCTCCTAGCGCGTCACAGACGAAGCCCGAGACAAAGACACCATCGAGAAGGAAAAAGCCCTAGATGGCGATTACAAACGGCTACACCACTCTCGCCACGTTGAAGGCATATCTCAAAATCGACGACGCCGTCGAGGACACAATGCTCGAGGACATCATCGAAGCGTCCTCACGGTCGATTGACCAGATCGCAAATCGTCACTTCTACGCCGAAACAACGGCAAGCGCCCGGACCTTTCGACCCGTTGGCAATATGCGCGTCATCACCGACGACATCTCAAGCCTCACCGGGCTCATCTTGAAAACCGATCCGAACTCTTCTGGCACCTATCAAACGACTCTCACGATCAACACCGACTACATCGTCGAACCGACCACGGCACTCGCCAAAGGCCGCCCGATCAACTACCTCACCATTGTCGGCGGAACCGCTCTCTCTCTTCCGGTGAACTACCGCCCACAGGTCGAAGTAACCGCTAAATGGGGATGGCCCGCCGTACCGAACGACATCGAACAAGCCACCCTCATCCTTTCGGCCGACTACTACAAGCGAAAAGACTCAATCGGGGGAGTTCTTGGGCTATCCGAACTAGGCGCGATTCGTATGTCGCCACTCGGCCGAGACATTCAAGCAATCGTCCGCGCATACCGTCGAGAGTTCTTCGCGTGATCGTCTCGACCGTTCGAGAAGGCTTGAAAGCCGCCCTCGTGCCGGTCATCCCCCGCGTCTTTGACTATGTCCCCGACCAAGTCCCCACACCATGCGCCGTAGTTGGAAACTTGACTCTCGTATTCGACCAAGCCCAAAACCGCGGACTCGACCTCGCCCAAGTTGACGTCATCGTCATCGTGTCACGAATGAACGAAAGAGGAGCTCAAGACAAACTCGACGGATTCCTAGCCGGCACAGGCGCGGGAAGCATCAAGGCCGCCCTCACGACTAACATGACCCTAGGAGGCGCGGTCGCATCTCTTCGCGTAGTTCGTGCCGCTCCGATCACAATCGAAGTCTCGAGCGTCACCTTCTTCGCGTACCAATACGAAATTGAAATCTTCGGATAGAAAGCAGAAACCAATGGACTACAAGATCCTCTCTTCCATCACGCTCGGCGATGCCGGCGACAAAGTCTCAGAAGCCCAACTATTAGAAGCGGGAGTCAACATTGACGCTCTAATCTCTAGCGGTCATCTAGAATCAACCAAGACGGCCACCAAGACCGTCTCAGAGCCCAAGGAGTAACTCATGGCGCAATACATCCCAATGACCCAAGTAACGGTGAATAGCGTGGTAATGAATGACCACATAGTCTCCGCCGTGTTACAAAACTCAAAAGAATCTCAGGACATCACAACACAGGCCGACACCGGCCGAGTGTTCGCCGCCGGTCTCGTCAACTTGACCGTGACTCTCGAAGTACAACTCGATCAGGCCGCCACCAACACGACCGCCACACTCGAAGCACTCGTCGGAACACGAACCACCCTCATCCTCAAACCCCTCTCCGGTGCTACATCAGCAACGAACAGGAGTTACACGGTAAGTAATGCCTACCTCGAGAGCTTCAACAGTATCGACGGCACGTTGGGCTCGATTGCAACAAGTCAAGCCGTATTCACCGGAGGCTCCCTCGTCATCGCGAGCTCATAAGACATGATCCCGAACACGAAAATCGCCGTCACGCACACAGACGGAACTACCGGGACCTATCCCGTGACTCCGTGGATCATCGACCAATGGGAAAAAATGTCCGGATCGTCTTGGTTCAAGACAATCCAAAACATCTCCGACATGGACGCCGGGAACATGAACCTCCTCGCGTTCCTTGCCGAACGTCAAGCGGGCCTCCCGGTCGCCGCATGGCGCGAAGCGTTCATCCAGTCACTCGCCTCGATTCCGATGATTGAGTTGGCAGACGACCCAAAAGAAACCCCAGAGAGTTCAACCGCTACATCTGCCAACTAGCAATCGCTACCGGTATCGCACCGAAGGCGCTCCTTGACGAAGATATTGACACGTTGAACAACCTGATCGACGTCCTTCAAGAACAAAACCAAAAGAGATAACGCGATGGCGCTCAACAAATACCAAAAACAAGCCGCCGCCGATTACCGCTCCGGAGTCCTTGGAGATCGCGGAGGCAAAATTGAAATCGACGGACTCCGTCAAGTTCAAAAAGCACTCCGAGACGTATCAAAAGAATCCCGCGACGAGATGAAAGAAACTCACCGTCAAGCCGGACAAATCATTGTCGACGCCGCCACGCCACTCGTACCGGTCGAATCTGGCGCGTTACTCGCAAGCATCAAATCCGCACCGCTACAACGCCAAGGACGCGTCCGCCTCGGATCGGCGGCTCTCCCCTACGCCGGCCCTATCCACTTCGGATGGCCCGCCCGAAACATCAAACCCAACCCATTCATCTACGAAGTTCTCGACGGTCGACGCGCCGAAGTCTCCCGGCTGTACGAACAAAGAATCAACGAGATCATCAAGAAGAACGACCTAGAGTAGAATCCCGCCATGGCTAAAGCGATCAACATCGTCATCTCGGGCAATGCGGCCCCACTTCGTAAGGCCCTAGACGAAACCGATGACCTCTTCAAAAAATCCTTCGGAGGAATCGAAAAAGTCGCTCTCGCCTCTGCCGCCGCAATCGCCGGAGCCGGAGCCCTCGCGTTCTCAGCCATTCAAGACGCCGCCGACCTCGGCGAAACCCTCTCGAAAGTTGGCGTCCTCTTCGGAGACAACGCCGACGAGATAGAAAAGTTCGCTAACAACGCCGCCCGCTCACTCGGACTCACAAAACAAGCCGCCCTCGACGGCGCGGCCACATTCGCCACCTTCGGCAAATCTGCCGGGCTAACCGGGAAAGATCTCTCGGGATTCTCGACCGAGTTCTTGTCACTTGCCGGAGACCTGGCCTCGTTCAACAACACGACACCCCAACAAGCAATCGACGCCATCGGATCAGCCCTTCGAGGCGAAGCCGAACCTCTCCGTAAGTTCGGCGTCCTCCTAGACGACGCCACACTCCGCCAAAAGGCTCTCGAGCTTGGAATCGTCTCAACCACTAAAGACGCCCTCACGCCTCAACAAAAGGTCCTCGCCGCACAAGCCGCCATCTTTGAACAGACAGGCGCGGCGCAAGGAGACTTCGCAAGAACATCGGACTCACTTTCAAACAAGCAAAAAATCCTCCAAGCATCTTTCCAGAACGTCAAAACCGAGATCGGTATGGCCCTTGTGCCAGCGTTCACGATCCTCGTGGACATTGTCGCCGACAAGATTCTCCCCGCGTTCGAAGCGTTCTCCGACTTCGTTGGAGGCTTCGGCGACACAATCAAGAAAGACGGCGTCTCCAACGCCATCGGGAGCGCGTTCGATAACGCCGTCACCTACCTTCAAGACGTCGCACTCCCCGCCATCTCCGAAGCCCTCTCAAAAGTTGGAGCCGCGCTCGTCGCATGGATCGGACCCCGCATTGGTCCAATGTTGGCCGCACTCGGTAAATTCATCGCCGAAGCCGGGAAATACCTCATCGAAGTCGCATTCCCCGCAATCAACGCAAAACTCTTGGAACTCGGCTCCGCGCTTGTCGACTGGATTGAGCCAAGAATCCCCGACCTCCTAAAGAACCTCGGCAAATTCCTAGCCGCGATGACCGTCTACATCGTCACCGTCGTCGTTCCGAACCTTGTAGAGACCGCATTCAAACTCGCCGCCGCTCTCACCGGTTGGGTGTTCCAGATAGCGCCCGAAGTTCTCAAAGGACTCGGACTCATGGCGCTCGAAATCATCAAGCTCATCCCGGTCCTAGCCGGTCAACTTGGAGGAAAATTCCTAGACCTTGGACTATCACTTGGCAAGTCAATCGGAAACGGAATCATCGAAGGCGTCAACCGCGCACTCGACGCAATCGCCAACCTCGCCGTCGGACCCGTCGGTCGCGCACTCCTTCCGAACATCAACATCCCGAACATTCCAAAACTCGCTCAAGGCGGAATCGTCACGGGCGGCGCGACCCTAGCGATGATCGGCGAGCAAGGACCCGAGGCCGTAATTCCTCTCAACCGTCTCGGCAACATGGGCAAGAACTACTCAATCACCGTCCAAGCGGGCGTCGGAGATCCTCGAGAGATTGGCCGTCAAGTAGTCGACGCGATCAAACAATACGAACGCACCGCCGGCCCCGTCTTTCAGGCGGCCTAAATGTCCAACATCGCGCCGGCGATTGTCGAGATCGAATTCAACACCTCATCCACTCTGCTTAACTTTGTCCTCAACGACGCCGTCAAAGGAGTCCTCAATAACACGACCTACAAACTCGGCGGCGTCGTGTTTGTTGACGTTACAAACCGCGCCTATTCCACGTCAATCACTCGAGGCAAGAACCAAGCCCTCGCCAGATACAACGCGGGGACGTGTACGGTCGTCCTCGATAACGAGCGGGCAGAGTTCGACCCAACCATTCCGGGACCTCCATCGACTCAATACCCCTACGCCGGACAAATCATTCCCGGCCGACGGATGCGCGTCACCGTGGGAACCGAGCTCATCTTCTTCGGCGTGGTCCAAGATTGGGATCTCAACTATCCACTAGACCAACGGGCCACGGCCATCGTCAAAGGAGCCGACGCGTTCAGCCAAATAGCCAACCGAACACTCGCGACCACGACATTCGGGACCAACCTCTCGTCGGTCATGCTCTCAGCGGTCCTAGATACCGCCGAAGTCGCGTTCGACCCGGCACTCCGCGACATTCAAACGGGCATTACAACACTTCAATCAACCTCGGTAACGGTCGGCCAGAACGCGCTCACATACCTCCAACAAATCGAATCCTCCGAACCCGGGGCCCTCTTCGTATCAAAAGACGGCTTCCTCACATTCAGATCCCGCCGCTACAACCCGAACTATTCCGGAGCAATCATCATCACCGACGACGGGACAAGCATCACCCCCCGCTCGATTGGCGTCGAGTTCGGCTCCGAGCTTCTCTACAACCGAGCGTCAATCACCCGCACCGGCGGCACAACCCAAGTCACCGACAACGCCACCTCACAAGCCTCGTATGGCATCTTCGCCTACAACGAGGAAGGGATGCTCATGTCGACCGACACCGTCGCGGCCTCGTTCTCACAGTACTACGCCAACACATTCTCGCAACCCGTATTCCGGCCGCGTGTCGTTGCGATTGACATGGCCGCACAAACAGGAAACAACCAAGGACTCGTCGCCGCGCTCGACATCGACGACCTCGTCCTCATCAAATTCACACCACCGGGCGGACAACTCATCTCGAAATACATGAACATCTCCGGCATCAAACACCGAATCTCACCCGCCTCGCACCTTCTCGACTTCGACCTTATTGACGCCGCCGAACAATCACTCATCTACGGCGACGCCGCCATCTCTCCATCGTTGCAACCGTTGTCTCTACTAGACTCCAACCGGTACGGATTCTAGGAGGATCAAATGGCGTCAGGATACAAAGCATTCGTCGCCGCATCGGTACTAGATGCGGCAGACTTGACCGATTATTGCTCATCTCAATCGGTCATGAGATTCGCCAACGCCGCCGCCCGAGACGCCGCTCTAACCGTGTCAATCGTCAAGGAAGGCATGGTCGCGTACCTTCAAGACACAAATGTCGTCCAAGTCAACACGGACTCCACGACGACCGGTTGGAAACAGATCTACCCCGTCATCACCGCCGGAATAACCGACGCGCAAGTCACCAACGCAAAAATGGCCGCCGATTCTGTTTCGTCTGCCAACATCATCGCCGCCACAATCGTCGGCGGCGACATTGCCGCCTCAACCATCACCGGCTCAAACATCGCGTCGGAAACCATCACGAGCGCGAACATTCTCAATAGGACAATCGTGGGCGGCGACATTGCCGTGTCAACGATTACCGAGGGAGAGATCGCGGTCGGGACGATTACCGGCTCAAACATCGCCTCCAATACCATCACGAGCGCGAACATTCTCAATAGGACAATCGTGGGCGGCGACATCGCGACGTCAACGATTACCGAGGGAGAGATCGCGGTCGGGACCATCACCGGCTCAAACATCGCCTCTAATACGATTACAAGCGCGAACGTAGCCGCCGGAACCTACGGAATCTCAATTACCGGCAACGCGGCAACCGCCGACACCGCCGGCACCGCCGGCATCGCCGGAGATTCAAACCTTCTCGACGGCTACAACTCGTCACAAGGCTCAGGAGCGAGCACAGTCGCGGTAAGAACAGGATCCGGAGCGATCAACGCGGTCTCATTCATTACAGACGACACCACCAACCGCCAGTTCTACAACTCAGGAACCCACACCTCAATCGGAGACAACACCGCTCGAGTCGTTAACGCGACAACGATCTACTCCCAGCTCGTAACCTCCGCCCGCGATGTCATCATTAACTCCGCCGGCACCCTCGGGACATCTACCTCCTCTCGCCGCTACAAAGACGACATCCAAGCCCTCACAACAAGCGCCGAAACAATCCTCCAACTCGAGCCCGTGACGTTTCTCTACAAGCCCGAACTCATTGAAGCCGGGCAACAACGCGTCCGAGAAATTGGTCTCATCGCCGAACAAGCCGCCGAACTCGGCCTCGAACAACTTGTCCAGCGAGACGCCGCCGGAGAACCCGACGCAATCGCCTACTCCAGACTTGCCGTCTACCTTCTTAAGGTATGTCAAACCCAACAAACCCAGATCGACACGCTCTCGGCTCGTCTAGACAAGATAGGAGCCTAATATGGCCGTCAAGACCTTCTCCGTGGGTGAACTTGCTACTAGTTCAGACGTTAATGAATTTATGGCCAACTCCGGACTCGTCTATGTCAGCACGACAACATTCTCAGCAGTTGCAACTACTCAATTCCTCTCAGCATTTACAAGCACATACACAAACTATCGAGCCGTTTTTACACTTACGGCATCAACAGGGACACCCGTGTATCTACGTTGGCTCGTTGGATCAACGGTTCAAACGGGGAACACATTGTCTCAAATTGTGTACTCCCAATACTCATTAGGAACGGTCTTAGCATCCACTAGAGGAGACCAATACGCATTATTCCCATCGGCATATCCAACCTATCCAAGCACATTCAGCATCGAATTTTTCAGTCCTCAAGTAGCGACTTACAGTAGTTATGCGATCAACGGCGCAACATTAGGAGTAAGTAATACAGACTCATACTTCAACTCTTATGGCGGCCGCAACATTGCAACTACTCAAATGGACGGATTCGAAATTACCACCGCCAGCACTCCAACTATTGCCGGAACTATGACTTTGTACGGATACCGAAAGGCATAACATGGACATACCGAAAATCTTTATCCACAACATAGAAACAGGCGAAGAAACCCTAAGAGACATGAACGCCGAAGAACTAGCAGAGATTGAAGCCTTTGCACTAATAACCGTCGAACCATGATTCGCCGACTCCTACCACTTGTAGGAGTCGTAATTGCACTAATACCGGGAGCACAGTCCGCAAAGGCTACGACTCAAGGATTGACTGTTACCGGGTACATCATCACCGAGGCCCCACCGTCGCTAGATCTTTCAACTCATGCTCAATGCGGCCAAGAGACACCCGAGTTCATCAACATCGTCTATGAATACGACCCCATCGGTCAATGCCCCGACGACTTGTTCCTAGCCCACTATCAAGGCTTCATCACGCTCCCAGAAGGAACCCAAACCGTCCGATTCTGGCTTGCCGCCGACGATGGCGGACTCATGAAAATCGCCGGTCAAGAATGGGGACAATGGACCGATCAAGGATGCTCGGCATATGAAACCGAAGAAATCACAACACTCCCGGCGAGCGTACCCCTCACACTTGACGGACACTTCTACGAAAACGGCGGCGGGACATGTTTCATGCTTGCATGGTCCCTAAATGGCGGCGAACTCACAATCGTCCCTCCGTCAGCGTTCACAACGAGCGGCGCAACCTCACCGACCACAACCACAACGTCAACCTCGACCACAACCTCGAGCACATCAACAACCACATCCACGACATCCACGACATCCACGACCTCAACGTCGACAACATCCACAAGCACCACCACAACCGTCGCACCCACCACAACGACGACCCCGGCGACAACTTCAACCCAAGCACCTCAAACCACCACCACAACAAGCACAACGACAACCACCACTAGCACTACTAGCACCGTCCCACAACCAACAAGCACAACATCAACCACGGTCAACGTCTCGACTTCCAGTAGTCCCACGACAACAACATCACCACAAACCACACTCCCGCCGTCAACCACATCAACAACATCATCGACGACGACAATACCCCCAGAACCCGCCCAAGCCGTCTACACCACCGCCGAAGCCGTCAACGTAGCAACCGACCCGGCACAAGTAGCCCAACTATCAGCAAGTCAAGCCGAAGCCGTCTTTGAGACGCTAAACATTGAAGAACTCACCGTCGAACAAGCCGCCGCCGTAGTCGAAGCAGTCCAAGCCGCACCGGTCGCCGTCCGTGAAGCGTTCGAGGACAAGATCAACATCTTTGGCGGCGCGGCCGACACCTACATCCCTCTCGGATCAACTGTCCCGGTATCCACCCGGCGCGTTGTTATCATTACAACCGCACTCCTCGTATCCATGCCAACAATTCGCAAAAGGTAAATCATGCAATTCATCAAGCAGAACATCTGGACGTGGGCCGGCACCGGATTAGCACTCATCACCCTCTCAGGACCCGTACAGTCCAAAGCATTACTCATCACCGGCGTCGCTCTCTTAGTACAATGTGTTCTAGCCCTTTTCGTGAAAGACAAAGAATGAAACCCACCACCGTCATCGCCCGCATTGCGGCAGTATTCGGCACATCAGCACTCTCAGCCCTTGCCGGAGGAGCAATCCTTGGCGTAGACCTCGGCAAAGCCGCGGGGATGGCCGGATTCATGGCCGCCGCTCAAGTCCTTGAGCGCGTCCTACGCGCCTACTACGAAGATGGCGTCCTTACTAAAGAAGAACTCGACTCCGCCATCGGCGGCAAGAAGTGACCAACACAAAACGCCCGTACACCGGATTCGACAAGATCGCCAGCGAAACACACCCGGCCGCCAAAAAACTCGCCGATCTCCTTCATCTCCGGTACGGTACGACCTACATGGGCGGCCTCGTTGTGCGCGTCATGCGATCAGCTCCCGCCGCGATTCAGAAACTCGACGTCACCAACCCCGCCAACGCCGCCAAGGTCAAGCCCTATATGAGCGTCCACGCATCCGGTCGCGGAGTCGATACCGGTAGCCAAGATCCCAAAGTTCTCGAGGCCGTGTTCAACTTCCTCGTCGACAACGCGGACGAGCTCTTCATTGAAGAGGTCCACCAATACAACTACAAAGCAAAAGGCGCGACAAAGGCTTGGGGCCGTGGATACCGTTGTTCTCGTGCCGAAACCAAAGACCGAGGCATCAAGGAATGGAACGCCCAAGACAACGGCGGCACACCCGGCGGACTCTGGATCCACTACGAAATCTCCCCGCAAGCAGACGCCGCAATCCTAGAAAAAAACTTCCGAGCCATCCCGAAATCTTGAACCAATCACCAACGACCGCGTCTTGGACGATCGCGGCCGTTGACATGACATAGCGCCCGGCCTTTCTCGTTCGGGTGACGTTGTGAGAAGCCCGCGTCAGTTCTTCATGGCGCGGGCTTCTGTGATACTTGACAACATACGCCGAGTTCCGTATTGTCAAATCCGTCGGAGTCCAAGCCGACAGAAACGAGAAAACAATGTCCACAAAAATCGTCATCATCCCATGCGGAGGAGCAAAACTCGAAACACCAGCTCCCGCGCGTGATCTCTACACCGGCTCAATGTTCCGCGACACGCTCACAACGGCCCGCGCAATGACAACCGAGAACAACATCTACATCCTCTCAGCCCTCCACGGCCTGATCGCACTCGACCAAATCGTCGAACCATACGACCTCAAAATGGGACAACGCGGCTCCGTACAAACCTCAACGCTCGAGTCACAACTTGACGAGATCCTCCCAAAGACGGAGCCCTTCGTCGTAGACGCACTACTTCCAAAGGCGTACAACGAGGCACTCGAGAACGCTTACCCCTACTGGATAGAAAACCACTTCACCGGAACCAAAGGCATCGGATACCAAAAGCAAGTCCTCAAGACAATCCGCGAAAAGGTAGGCGCGTAATGGCCGACTACACCGACCGGATGGCCGACTACGTTGACGTAGCCGAACGGATCCGAACCTTCCGAGAGAAACACCCCGAAGGCTCACTACAACCGTTAGACCTCGGCAAGCCCTACGAGATCATCACAATCGGCGACAAGACTTTCGTCGTGTACGTCGCGGCCGCATACCGAACACCCGACGACACCCGACCCGGCATCGGAACGGCATGGGAAACCTTCCCGGGACTCACGCCGTACACCAAGGGATCCGAAGTTCAAAACGCCGAGAGCTCGGCTTGGGGCCGAGCCATCGTTGCATCTCTGGCGGCCGACACCAAGAAGATCGCATCCCTCGACGAAGTATCGGCGCGGCGAGCCGAACGAGATCAACATCCCGCCACCGCTCCCGCCAAGCCTTCGCCCACGGTCCCCGCTAAGGCATCTACAAGCCTCCCAGAAGGCGAAGGACATCCACTTGCGACTGTCGCCCAACAAAACGCAATAAAGGCCATCTCACGCGCCCTAGGAAAATTACCGCCAACCCGCCTAGATCAAATCAGCAAAGGGACCGCGAACATCATCATCCAGCAACTCAAAGAAGAACAACAAGCGCGGGAGGAATCATGAACGGCTCCCTAATGTTTGACGCCATGATTCTCCTCTTCGTACTCATCGCCGTCCCGACGTTCATCATCTCGGTACTCATCGAATGGTCAGAGAAGAAAGGCCGAAAGAGATGAGCGAGTACCCAAGACTCCAGACCGTCCGGTGCGCAATCTGTGACGCACAGATCACTCTCATCATCGAGCTCGTGATCCGTACCCCACTTGTTCGAGAAGGAATGAACCCTCTCGCATTCGACCCCGAACCGACCGTCCTCGACGGATGCCATCACTTCTACGACCGGGAGCGCGAAAATGACCGAGGTTAGATCGAGCGAATACTTCGCCATCATTCCCGAATGGGTAGTCCACTCCGACATCTCATCGAACGCCGTCCGCCTCTACGCCGTCCTCAATCGCTTCGCGAACTCCAACGGGAAGGCATGGCCAAGCCGCCGCACAATCGCCGAGATAATGCACACATCGACGGCCACAGTAGACCGAGCCAAAGACGAACTCGTCGAAATCAAGGCCCTAACAGTTGAGCACCGCATGACACCACAAGGAGATCCGTCGAGCAATATCTACACCCTTCACACCTCCTCACCCGTGACAAAGGGTACCCCCAAGGATGCCCATACGGGTATGGCCACCGGTGACGCACTAAACAGAGACAGTATGAAACAGAGAAAGAAAGGCGCTCCGCCACCGGTGAGAACGTGCCAAGAATGTCTCGGCAAGTTCCGGACAGGCTTCGAAAATCCAGACGAAGAAGGTCGCTCCCACATATGGGACAACGATCACAAAACCCTCGTTCTCTGCCCTACTTGCTTCGGATTCGGTACAACATGATCCACGAGCCGAAGAAAGTCAAAGACGGACTTCTAGACATTCTGGCCGACTCATCTATCGACCCCAAAGAAACAATCCGCGACGCGATCGCACTCATCCGACAAATGGAAGGCGACCTACGCCGCCAAGGATTCAACGAATACAACGAGAAAGAAGAAACCCAATGACCGAACAACACATACTCAACGAGCTCTATCGAGCGCAATCCGACCTAGAGAAAGCGCAAGCCCTCGTCCACGCCTATCAAGACGTCATCTTCGCCGCCCGCCGGATGCTTCGCCACATAGACGCCGAGAACAAAATCAAGACCTCGGGCGGTCCGTACACCTTGGCGGCCGACAACCTCCGACTATCCCTCGCGTTCATCGCGAATCCCAACGGAGACGCCTCATGAGCCTTCAACCGTCACTCTTTGACCCAATGCCCCTAGACACCATCATCCCGGCGACTAGGCTCGTAAGAACCAACGACCCACATACCTCACACGAGACCGCCGCCGAAGCATCGCGCCGCGGTCCTTCACAAAGGAGACGAGTATGGGAAGCCCTCAAACACCTAGGCGACGCCACCGACTTCGAACTCTCCGAGCATCTTGGAATACTTCGAGGATCAGCGGCCAAGAGACGACAAGAACTCGTCGACCTTGGCCACGTCGTAGAGACACCATTCAAACGAAAGACAGACACCGGCTCCATGGCTATCGTCTGGCGTCTGTCATTGGTATCGCCGTCCTATCCGTCGGAACGCCCGTCCAAGCCAAAGACGGACACACCATCTACGGAGGAATAATGAAAGACGATTACTACTTAGCCCTCGCCAGATGCGAGACCGGAAACAACGTCAACCACTCGACCAAGTCCTATACCGGAATGTACGGCATCCATCGCCAGACGTTCGCCAGATGGTCCAACTACAACTCCGCCAAAGGACTCACACCACGCCAACAAACCAAAGTCGCCGACGCCATAGCCTTCTTAGGACACACTCAACGCAATGGAGAGCACATCCACAAAGTCGGACCTTTCGGGTGGGGTGCGGTGCGTAACGGATGCGGAAAGATGCTCCAGATGATATGCGCGTCAAAACACCCCAAAGTCACCCGGTACTCCTCCCGCGCTTGCCGGCTTGCCAATGGCTAGGAAACCCCAATACTCCGGACCATGGAGAACAATACGAAAGAAAGTTCTAGAACGCGACGGGTACCGGTGCCAGATCAGGACCCAAGGATGCACACAAGAAGCGACCGAAGTCGATCACATCTTGCCGGTTTCAATGGGTGGCGCGTGGTACGAAGAAGAAAACCTTCGCGCCTCATGCTCTCGATGCAACAACAACCGAAACATCAAGGTCCTCGTCAAAGCGTCGCGAAAATGGTGAACCAATTTTTCCCGGGGGCCCCGCCGACAC